GACCCATGTCGCGCAGGCGGCCGGCTCGGCGATACCGGAAGATCCATGTGCGCCGGCTGTCGTCGACGCGCAGGTACAGGCCGCCGCCGTCGGCGTGCATCCCCGGCCCGAGCGTCTGCGCAGCGCGGGCGGATAGGCGGTTGATTGGTCGGCCCATACTCCGGCCCATACTCCGGTGGTGGATCGCGGAGCATGCCGATAGACGCCGATGGACGCCAGCCCCTGCGCTGGCTGGGCTTGTGGATTCTGGCGGACTTCGATGGACGCCAAAAACGGCCACTCCCTCCGCCAGACCTATCGCGTCAAGCCGCTCTGTTGCTAGGTTCGGCGGAGGATTCGGAATCCCGGCCCATACCGCGGCCCATACTCAGAGCGTCGATCAGGGCGGCGATGTCGTCGGATCGCCAGCGGCTTGACCGGCCCAGCTTGACTGGCTGCGGGGCCCGGCCATCGGCGATGGCCTTGTACCAGCCGGACCGGCTCATGCCGACGCGGTCGAGAACTTGGGGCAGGCGGAGCAGGGCGACGGGCTCGGCGGGGCGCTCGGGCGCGCGCATGAAGCCGGCGGGGCCTATGTCGATCATTCTTCGCCCTCGTTGCTTGCGCTGACGCCCTGCTTGTGGGTGCCGGCCCAAAGCGGAGCGTGGAAGTCGTCCCCCAAGCAGTCGCACCAAGAGACCACGGGACCACCGACCCCAGGAACGATGAATCGCGGGCTGTCTTTGCAACCTGCTGCGAACTTCATGTAACCGACGGCGACGGCAGGAGGCATGCCCTTGTCCAGCCGTGCGGCAACCTGCACCAGCACATGCCTGCGCTCAGGTGGTAGCGGCTGGCGGTGCCACAGGTCTTCGCTGTAGTCGATCCACTGCATTTTCGGCTCCTCTATCCCCGGCTGTTCTGATCGTAGTGTCGGTCGCACAGCATCTGATAAACCCCGTCGACGTTCCGGCCGCCGCATGCCGGCCTGTCGCAGAACGCGCACGCCGCCCTGAATTCGTCGTGAGCCTTGCACCCCGGGCAGCCGGTCATTTCCGTAGCCGGGTCAAACGGGCTTGGCGCTTGCAGCAGGTCGGCATCGGCGGTCACGGTGCCGCAGTTTTCGCAGAGCCAGCGCATCACCCCTCCCCATCCTGGCGCAGCTCGTGCCCCTCACCCTCGACCGGCAGGTCCGCCATCAGCATCGCCGCTTCGATGATGGCGATGTTTTGGGTGTGGCTGAGCAGAACAGGGCGCCCGCGAATTCCTACCCAATCCTGCAGCGCAACGCAGTCGGAGTTCAGCCAGCTCCGCACGATGTCGCGCGGCGGCCGCGTGCCGCACAGGACTTCGAGGGCGTCCATGAAGCGCTTGATCCAAGGCGTGCCCATCACCCCTCCCTCGCCGCGCGGGCGGCGTCGATAAAGCTGCGAAGGTCACCAAGATCCCCAGTGCCCCCGCGCTTCAAAACCCAAGCAGCGTAATCGTGCCTTCTGCCACCCCATTCCATAGACACCCATTCAAGATCCGCCCGCAGCGCCTCCCTTTCGGCCCGCAGCCACTTGACTTCCGCCTCGCGCGCAGCTTCGGCGCTGCCGTACATCGAGGCGGTGAACATCGGTTCGGTGCTCATGCGTTTTCCTTTGCCGCGCGGGCGGCGTCGATTGCGGCGTCCCATCCGCTGCGCATGTGATTGTTCAGGACATCCGCGCACGCCCTGTATTTCATCGTGTCCCGAAGCCACCGATACCGCTCCGCATCCGCCAGCAGCGCCTCGTTTTCAGCGCGGAGGCGGTCGTATTTCGCCTCGTAGATGTCGGCCGCTGCGCTCGCCCCTGTGAACAGCTCGCGCTGCCTGTGAAGTTCCCGCTCCAGCTCCGCGACCCGCTCGCGCAGCATCCTGGCGTGAGCTACAGCCCCGCCGTTGGTCGGTGAGCCGATGGCCTGCACAAGAGCATTCCAGTCGCTTAGCACGGCGGCCAGTTCCTCCCGCAGCGGCCCCGCAACCTGCTCGATGGCGGCGTTCCAGCACTGGAGGCCGTACTGCTTGGCAAAGTGCGCAAGGCCATCAGGGGTTTGAAGTGCATAGCTTGGAATCGACTTCAACTCCGGCAACACCGGCCCCGCGTTGGTGGTGTCAGTCATGGCGCGCTCCCGTAGACCTCGGCGATGGCTTTGTCCGCCATTTCTGCTTCGACACGGCCTTCCGGCACATTCCCTTTGCTGCACTGGTAAGCCCACTCCCCGCGCAAACGCTTCAACGCCTCCAAACACTCCAGCGCCCCGCATTCGGTGAGCACGCGCTGCGCGTCACGCACATACGCATCCCTGAAGTGCTCCCAGCATTCGGGATGATCGTCTGCTGACCGCGAGCAGTCGCATGCAAACTGCGCCTTCGCCGCCTTCATCACCATCGGGTGGACGTCGTTTGTCGTGGTCATGCGTCGGCTCCTAGCGATGCAATCTCAAACACGATTCCAACGCAGTAGACATCGCCGTCTTCCATCACCCGAAATGTCGCGTGAGGGATGTTGGTTTCGTATGACCAGCTCACGCCGTCGCCGCGGTCCCAAATGGCCTTGATATTGCGGGCCTTGGGCTTGCGCGCGAAGTAGTCGGCGGCGGATTCTTCGTCTTCGCAATCCTCGAAGTCGGGCAGCAGGCCCTTGGCGTCGATCTGAAAATCCCCGCCGTTGTAGCAGCCGCCCTCGTCAAAAATCGCGCCGCGAAACTCAATCAGGTCATCTGACGCGCCGAACACCACGACAAGACCGGCTGCCTTTGCGTCGGCCTCTTCTTGTGTCGTTGTGCGCATCGGGTATTCGCGCCCGTCCAGAATTGCCGCGAGTGATTCCTTCGTCATGTTCATTGCTGTCTCCTGTTGATTGGTGAGGGTGGCCGGTGCTGATCTCCGGCTTTTTTCGGTGGCGCTTGCTATGACTGCCTCGTGATCCTTCTTGGAACCTTTCGGTTTCAAACCTTCCGGCGAGCGTCAGGGAGGTCTGTCCCACGGTGCGAATCAGCCTTCGCTGCGCATCTCTGCGCATTCACCCTCTGGCCTGCGCCCTGGCACCTGCAGGGTTTCGCGCCGGGATCGCCAAGCGCGCCAAGGCGCAGGCCGGAAAGTGCCCCGGTGTCGTCGGGGCCACACGCCGGACTCTCCGCGAGACTATGCCGCTGCAGGTCCGGAACCCCGCCCAGCATCTTTGTGTTCAGTGCCGGTCTTTCCCGGCTGTCAGCGGCGTTGCATCCGCACCACTCGTTCACCCATGAGCTTGCGCTGGGGCCCGCCTTTCACGGCGGCGGGCTGCCGGCCTACTCAGCTCCACCCGTTCGGCACCGGGCTTCCAAGCCTGCGCGTTTTCGGCGGACGCGCTGCCGTTTGCCGGCGCATCCCCGCCGGCTGGGTGTGGTGGCCGGTGCTGATTTCCGGCTTGCTGGTCTATCTGTCTCAGGCCCTCGGTGGGCTACGGCTCAACCCGCTATTGCCAGTCGCTCGGCGCATCAGCCTGCGCATTCACCACTGCCCGGACTATAGCGCCAGGCTGCGTTTCTGCTCAGGCCAAGGATTCGCAAAAGGCCAAGAACTCAGGCTCACCGACGCGGCTTTCGAGCGCGGACAGAACCCACCCGAGAACGTCGCCGGCCGCATCTTCCATGTTGCTGTAGAGCTGGGCTGCCATTTCCTTGAGCTGCTCAGTCCCGAGGTTTTCGACCTTACCCTTGGCTGCGTTGACCATCTCGCTACCCTTCCGATCCGGCACCGCGCCGGGCATGGGACAACTGTAGCACTGCTCCAGACGTGACGCAAGAGCAACGCTACAGATTTTCGCCGCGCTCGATCTCTTCGGCCCGGCGCAGATAGTAGGCCCGGCGCTCTTCTCGCTCGCGCGGCCCACGGAACGGATCGCGCAGGGCATGCTCTGCTGCGATCCTCCACGCCTTGGCCGCTTCGCTGTCAGGCAGGGCTAGGGTCTGCTGCATCTTCCTCTGCCTTTGTCAGATACCGCACGCGGCCATCGCGAGTCGCACGCATAATGCTGACTGCCTGCGATGCTCCCGGCCACTGGACTTGTACATGCGCCCACTTGCCTTGATGAGCGAGGACAAGACGCATGCCGTGCTTGTCTAGCAGGGCGTCAAGCTCAGTGCGAAAGGCATGCGCCCGGAAAGCAAGGTCGAACGTCTCGGGGTCTCGCTGGTTCGGTGGTTTGTAGCTGTGGTCTGTTGGCTTGCGCATGGCTAGAAGGGGATCGAATCTTCATCGAACGAATCAGCAGGCGGCGCCGCCCGTTGCTGCTCGCGCGGGCGGGTCGATTGGCGGGGTTCCTGCCGGCCAGGCTTGTCCTGCTGCTGCCCGCCGCCAAGCAGGGTGACGCTGCCTCCCATGCCCACATCGAGCTTCATGTAGATCTTCCCGTCGTTGCCGGCCTTGGCGCCGGCCTCGCCGCTGAGTGCGACCACGGTGCCCTTCGTGATGTACTCGGCCAGGGCCTCGCCTCGCTTGCCCCAGACCGCTACGTCGACCCAAAGCGTCTGCTTCTCGCCGTTCTTGCGCTGATCGACGGCGACCGGGAAGTTCAGAACCGCGGTGTCTCCACTGGTTCGGCGCAGCTCGGCGTCACGGCCGACCCGGCCGGCGATGTTCCAGTTGTTCATGCTGCTTCCTTGTTGGTGTACTTGCTGACGATCGCCGACAGCTCGGCGATGAAGTCGTTGACCGCGACGGACAGGGTGGCGATGTAGGCCTCGTCCCGATCCACGCGCTTGATGAAGATCGGCAGGCCTGGCCAGTAGCTCACGAAGTCGCACCACTGCCGGCCGCTGATCCATAGCTGCCCCTGCACCTGGGCGACGTGCTCGGGCGGGAGCCGATCGGACTCCAGACACTCAATCTGCAGGTGCGGGAGCTTGGTCTTGATTTCCAGCAGACCGCTATCGCCGACGAGTGAATCCGGGCTCGCGCCAACTTGGCCGCGACGCATGAATCCGACCTGCACAGGGTCCACGCCTGCTATCAGGGCGTAGGCGTCGCGCGCCTCCGGCTCCAGCAGCTTGCCGCGCTCCGTGTGGCGGTTGCCTTCCCACTTGTCGGCGACCTCGCCAGTGATGGCTTCGCCTGCCAGCGTCAGCAGGTACTTGCGGCGGGTGACGGACTCGCCGCCGCCCCGCCCCTTCGCCATCACCGTCGCGAACTCGCTGGCCGTGGCCACTGCGCGCCGGGCCTCGAACCACTCGGGCGAACCCTGCTCGCAATGGAAAATCTCAAGCGGCGGAAGCATTGGCGCCCTCCAGCTTCTTCGACAGCACCGACTTGCAGCGGGCAAACCAAGACGCAGGAATGTCGGCAACTCGCTCGACCTTGGCCCATGCCAGGAACTTCGCGCGGTCGCTGCCGCTGGCTTCGATCAGGTCATTGATTTCGGCCTGCTGCGCTTCGGACAGCACCGGCTCCGGCTGGCCCGCTCCGCGTCCGTCGTCGTCCTGCATGTCGCTGGCCGCGAGGCCGAGCGCGGCCATCAGCGTGTAGCGCTGCAGGTATGTCACCGCACTGGCAACCTGCTGGATCTGGTTCTTCTTGCCGCTGTCGTCCGGCCGAGACTGCAGCACGGTGCGTTCGCTGTGCCCCAGCTCATGCGTGACCACGCAGGTCACGGTGATGATTCCGTCCTGCTGTGAAACATCCCAGCGGTGCGACAGCCCGTGCTGACCCATGCCGGCGACGGCCGCGTCCACAACATCGGCGAGCGTTGCATGGCTGAACTTCGCTGCACCGGGGATGTTGACCTGCTTGGTCTTGAGCACGCGCACAGGCTCAGACTTGAAGGCAGCCATTGCCGAAACGAAAGCCTTGCGCGCCTCGTTCGCTTCCCAGCGCTCTTGAAGCTGCATCAGCTTTTCCAGCTTCTCCATGTCAGCGCCCTGGCTCACCGCGATGTGCAGCAGATGCGCCGGCGTGGCCGCGGGCAGGTTGGCGGGCTGTTCCCGCATGGCTTCAAGTGCGCTCACTGCTGCCACCCCCGCGCGATCGTCGGATACTGGAAGGCCACGCCAGCGGCAGCCAACTCGCGCGGCGTCGCAGCGCCGCCGCCAGGAAATCGGATCAGCATCTCGTCTCCCTCTCGCGTGTAGATCAGCGGCTTGCCGTCGACGGTTGCGTACTCGTCGCGGTGCCAGGGTTCGGTTCGCGTCACGATCAACCCTCCTTAGCCAA